GCTGCGGGCGGCGTGTGTAGCGCGCCACATGGTTTGCGTACGCACGCCACTTGGTTTGAGTACGCGTAAAACCGGCCGTAAGCGGCCATTTTAGGCCCCCCCCCAGAACCCGCTTTACAGCGACCGGGCGGCCTCCTTTTCGGCGCTGGCCGCAGTGGCATCGAACTCGATGATGCGTGCCCGGGCGGCGGCCAGCAACTCGCGCGTGTCAAGCAGTTCGGCCTCGACCGCGGCGAGCGCGTCAAAAGCCTGATTGCGCTGCAGTGTCAGCATCTGGATCAGCCTGCGCTGCATGCGCAGTTCCTGGCCGTTATCCGCCTGTGCGGAGGGTGGCTGCTCAGTCATCATGTCCCTTTCGTAGTGTCGATTGCATCGTGGGGTAATGGGTCAATTTACATGGGCAAGATGCGCTACAATAGTGTCGTGCATGTGAGAGGTAGATTTACACCACTCTTAACTGGATAGGGGGAACTATGGAAAAGATTGATCTAGATGCCCTCTTGAAAAAAAACCCGCATTTGGACGCGGAGGAAATACGCAGGGCTAAAAAGCGGAAGAAACCTACCAGATCAGCAACAAGAGACCCCTCTCCGCCGTATGGTGGGAAACGGGCCAGAAGGACCGGAGACGAGGGCTGGGCGGATTCAGTAAATATAGAACACCGTCCACACTATAGAGGAATTTAGCCTTAAAACAAGTAGTTAAGATCGGGCTACCTTCACGCCACAAAATTTCGACTGCTCACGCCGAGCGGCAGAATCTGACTATGCGCATGAGTATGCGCAGGTTCACGCGCCTCACGAACGGATTTAGCAAGAAGGTAGCGAACCTACATCACGCGGTAGCGTTGCACTTCATGTACTACAACTTCTGTCGCGTCCATCAGACCCTGAAAGTAACGCCGGCGATGGCGGCCCGCGTTACCGATCATCCTTGGACGCTGGAGATGATCGCGGCACTTACCGATCAGCCGGAGGCGGTTGCCGTAGAAGCCTGAGGGTTTCTTGGTGCTTTCTCACGTATTCAGAATTTATCAGGTCGTCGATAGCGGTTTGCAGCAGTGCGCGTACAACTGCGCTGCGGTTTACGCCCTTCGTCCCCACTAAGGCTTCGATCATTTCCACCTGGTTGGGCGGAAGCCGGTAGGACTGGGGGCTGAACTTCTCTGTTTTCTCTTTGGCCACGGCCCATATTAGCAGTACTTCGTATGCCAAACATACTACACTTGACATACGTTTATGTAACAAACGGATTATCTGCACGAAAATTGTGCAGATCGTGGATGCTGCATGGGGCGGAAAATCTTGCTGTATTTCAAAATGACCCACTACCCATCGTGGTAATCCTTCACCTCGGCCGGCGCATCCGGATCGGCGGCGGCTTCGGCCAGCGCCTGCTCGGCGAGCGCGGCGAGCGCGGCGCGGCGCTTCAGCTCCAGCGCCGCCGCCTCGCGCGCCTCGATCTCGGCCGGCGTGAGCGGCCGGATCGGCCGCGCGATCTCGACGCGGTCGGCGAACACCGTCACCGCCGGCATGGCGGCGGCGAGGCGCTCGGTCTCGTCGTCGAGCGCGCGCGTGACGTCGACCACCGGCAGCACCCCCAGCGCGGCCTGCTCCGCGGCGGCTAGCGCGCGGAAGCGGCGCACGCCGGCGAAGCTCGCCGGCAGCTCGGCGAGCCACCGCACCACGCCGCCGCCTCTGACCACCGCGTATCTCACGCGAGCGTCCCCACCGCGTAGCCGTCGGCGAAGAAGATGTCGCTGCCGTCCAGCAACAGCGCAATCACTGGCTGCTGCGGCATGATGCGCTGGTCGGGGCCGCTCACGGCGAATTGACGCACCGATGTCACGGGCACCCACCCGTCGGCCGCCAGGATTTGCACGCCGGGCACTATTTCGACGACCTTGTCGGGGTCCGCGAGCAAACACTCGGTCTCGATCATCCCCCGCTTCCCCTTGACCGCGCGCCGCCTGCCGTGCGAGTGATCCCTGTAGCCCTGCGGGCTTGGGGCGCCCCACCCATCCGGCGTGGGGAACAAGTGGCCAGGTGTACAGACCACACTCCCGTTAATTTCGTACAGGGGACGTGCCGCCAGCACGCTCGTCCAGATGCCGAGGACCTCGGCAGGGCCGTGGCGGCCGCGCACGAACTCCCCGACACGGACGTCTCGCAGCCACTTGGAGCCGCCGTCGGCCATCTCCACCAACGAGTCCGGATGCAGGCTATCGGTGCCGCCGGGCGCGGAGTAGCCGATCACGATGTTGTTGTTCGCGTCATGTGCCACATCGATTGTGCCGCCCGCAGTGACGGACCCGGCGATATTGCGGAACTGCAGCGTCGCGCCGGACTTCGAATGGAACGGCTGCCCTGGGCCGGTGCCGATGTTCGCGCCGGTGTTCGACTCGCCCGGGCTCGCGTTCGACAGCGTCGTGCCGGAGAGCGTGAGCCCGCTGCCGACTGTGATTTCCTCGGGCGAGCCGGCGCTCGCCGAGCCGCGGCCGAGCAGCCGCGCGCCATTCATGGCTGCGATCTTGCCGAACGTAATCGTCTGATTGCCGTAGTGGTTGGGGCCGAGCGTGATGCTGGCGAGGTTGCCCGAGCCGGCGCGGCCGAGCACCTGATCGGCGCCGATCGCGATGTCGGCGAGATTGCCGGTTGTGCCCGTGGCGCGGCCGAGCACAGAAAAGGCACCGGCCTGCTGCACCTTCCCGTAGGTGACGGTGTTGTTGCCGTAGTGGTTGGTGCCGAGCGTGATGCTGGCGAGGTTGCCCGAGCCGGCGCGGCCGAGCACCTGGTCGGCGCCGATCGCGATGTCGGCGACGTCGCCGTTCGAGTCCGCCGCGCGTCCGATCACCGAGCAGGCGCCCGAGGCGCGGATCATGGCGTTGCTGATCGCATTGGCCGGGACCGCGTTGGCAATGGTGACCGTGATCGCATAGGTAGAGGCCAACTGCACCCATGCGGTGCCGTTATAGCGCTCCCAGCGAGCGTTCGCGCTGCCCCAGCGGATGAAGTCCGTCTGTGGATTTTCCACCGTCACCACCGCGGGGTCGAGCCCCTTGGCAATGTCGGTGTCGCGGTCGCGCAGCCGCTCGAGGACGGTCGCGCGCGCCAGCGCGAGATATGTCGAGAGTGATTCGCCCCAGTCCATGCTCATGCTCCTTTCGCTTCCCAGCGCACTTCGCGCGTGATCCTGGTGCCGGAGAGATCGAACACCAGCACCTTGAATCCCGTCGGATGCGGCACGTCGGTGAAATCGATCACCACGATCGCCGGCGTGGTGCCTTGCGCGGTCCCCGTGATCGCGTGGATGTCGATGAAATCGACGTTGAAGTCCACGGACGTGCCGCCGGTGTCGCCGGCGTTCGCGGTCACCGTGCCGGCGTCCCCCTTCAGCTTCACGTCGAGCCGCGTGATCAGCTCCTCGACGTAGATGAGGTCATCCCGGCCGCTGCCGGCGAAGTCGAGCGTCACCTTCACGAACTGGAAGTCCGTGCCGTAGACCGACCACTGGCCGGGGAAGTCCGTCCAGGGGTCGGTCGGCAGCTTGCGGATCGAGATGGTCGGTGTGATCGTGATCGCGCCCGAGATCTGCGTGGTGGCAATGTCCACCGTCACCTTGGTCGCCGGCAGCACGGTGCCGTAGTCGATCTCCTCGACGTACTGCGCGCCCGTGGTCCCAGGCTGCATGTAGATCGGAAAGCCCGCGTCGATCGCGTCCTGCCAGCTCGTCCAGCTCTCGTTCGCGAACGCATCGTCGTACGAGACGTCAGGATCGGTCATCACCAGCAGCCGGCCGTCGACCACCAGCGCGTTGGTCTTCCCGCCCGAAAAATCCGAGACGATGGTGTCGAACAGCACGTAGTCCGGCGGCTGCGCGACCGTGGCTAGAATGACGCCGGGCGCGCCGGTATTGCCGGCACTGTCAACGCCGGCGACCCAGTAGCTGTACTGCCCCGCCGCCGTCTCGAAAATCACCGCGAACCGCGACTGGATCACGCCGATCACGGCGGCGCTCGCGAACGCCGGCCCTCGCCGCACTTCGTAATGCTGGATGGGCAGCGTCGCCTGCGCGTCGGTCCAGCGCAGCAGCACGTTGTTGTCGATCACTTCGGCCTGCACGGCGGGACTCGTCGGCGCGGTGATCTGCACCTCGACCATCACCGGCGTGCCAGTGTTGCCAGCGATGTCCACCGGCGCCACCCACCATTGACGGGCGCCACCCCAGTCCACGCGCGCGACGAACAGCGTCACGTCCACGCGCGCCACCAGCAGCGCGGTCCCCCAGGTGGCGCCGTGACGGATCTCGTAATACGCGAGCGGGTAGCTGCCCCCGACCGGCGTCGGCCAGGCGAGCCGCAGATCCGGGCCGTCTATGGTCGCGGTGACGTTGAGCGCCGGCGGTGCGATCGGCACGGCGGTCGCCGCGGCCGCGGTGATCGAGTAGTTGCCCGAGGTGTCGATCGCCTTGATGAGGAAGGTTGTCGGCGCCGAGAGCGCGCTCGCGCGGTAGCGCGTGCCGCGCACCTGCGCGATGACCGCCGCCGTCTCCCAGACCTCGCCGGCGCGGATCTCGTAGAGGTCGGCATCGACGTCCGGGATCGGCAGCCAGGCGAGATCGGTGTAAGGGCCGTCGAAGCCCACCGTCAAGCCGGTGACATTGGACGGCGGCGCGCTCTTGCCGATCACCGTGTAATCCGCCACGAGCGGCGTGCCCGCGCCGAAGAACGGATGGATCGGCGTAATTTCGAGGCGCACCGTCCCCGCGTCCGGCACGGTCGCCTCGAAACGGCGCCCGTGGGTGGAACCGGCGGCCGCGAGCGGCGCGCCGTTGATGCCCAGCCGGATGTTCGCGTGATCGTAGACCCCGGCGGTCTCCCAGGTGAGCGTCATCTGCACCACGAACTCGCCGCCGGCGCGCAGCAGCTCCTCCGCGATCTCCAGATCGCGCACGACCGGCAGCGGCGGCACGAACGTCGGCGGCGGCGTATAGACATAGGCGCCGTCCTCCGCGGCGTAGTAGTCCGGCGTCTCGTCCACGCAGGTGATCCGCACCTCGCGCTCCGAAATCGGCGCCACTTCATGCACCTTGAATTTTTTCACCGGGCCGTCGGCGGCGAGGCCGAAGAGCCACAGATAATCGATGACCGGGTGATGCGGATTCTGATCGGGCGCCGAGGGCAGCGGCGCGAGCAGCGCGACCTGCGTGACCTCGCCCGCGGCGTAGGCGACCTCCCGCACGTGGAACGCGCCGTCCGGGTAGCGCACGCCGATGTAGTTGGGCTGCGCGGCCGCCATCCGCACCGGCTCGTCCAGCGTGAGCTGCGATGCGGTCCCCGCGACGAGCCGGCCCGAGTAGCCCCAGGCATTCAACTGCTGCGCGGCGAAGAGGCGGTGCGAGAGCGCGATCACGTCGCCGCGGCCCGCCGCGAGCCCCTCGAAATCGGTCTCGAAGGTCACGAACCGCCGCCGGAAAAGCTGCGCGGCGGCGAGCAGGTTCGCCTCGCGCCCGGCCATGTCCTTGTCCGTGCAACCGAAGAGTTCGATCGTCACCGGATTCGCCGGCGCCTCCACCCCCGGCACCGGCGCGCGCACGCTGTCCTGCTGCCAGTCGAGCTCCGGATTCCAAAAATTGACCACGATCTCATCGGCCAATTTGCTCGACTCCCACCGCACCCGGAAGCTGTCCTGCTTGATGTTGGGCAAGCCGAACACGGCCACCACCGGCTGGGCGGGCGCGTCCCACACCACGCCGTACTGGCCGCTTGCGAGCGTCAACGCGCCGCGGCCGCAGCGCGCGATCGCGTTGACCATGTCGAGGCAGTTCATCTTCGCATCGAATACCGCGTTGAAGGTGAGCGCCTTCGATGCGCACCAGGCGGCGAAGGCCTTGATGTTGTCGTGATCGATGCGCGACTCGGCGAGATCGCAGCCGAACGCGCGCCGCCCGTTGATGCGCTGGCCGCGCAGCGCGTAGAGCACCCACCACGCGGGATTGCTCGTGTGCGCGGTGGTCCAGCCCGACCCGTCCCACACGGCTGTACGCGCCTGCGCGAGCGCGGAAAACCGCTCGACCGTTCCCTGCAATTGCCCCGACGCCTTTATGCGCAGCGCGACGCGCTTCTGCCCCGTGTAATCGGCGAGGTCGGGCTGATACGTCCTCAGTTGCGTCCACACCAGCTCCGAGACTGCGCGCGCGTCGGTCTCGTCAGGCGTCACGCGCCGCACGCGCACCTCATACTGCCCGGGCGCGATGTGGAAGGCATAGGTGCGGCGCACGGGCTTGCGCGCGCCCGAGGTGATCCGCGTTTCCCCGGGATTGAGACCGCCTTGATCGGCGATTACCTGCGCAGGGAGCTTGACCACGCCGAATAGCGGCTCGCCGCCAGGGCCGATGATTTCCGGCGCCGCGTCCGACACGAACTGCAACGGGATCCAGTCGGGGGCGCCCGCCGCGCGATACTGCAGCTCGAACACCGCGCTCCTGGCAACGATGCCCTGCTCGCCGGCATAGTAGAGTGAGCCGGTCACCTCGATCGCGAGCGAGGTCGCGTCTGTGCTCGAGGTGCGTTGAATCCAGCCCGCCTCGGCAGTGAGCGCGCCGCCGGCGCTGGAGTCGACGTTCCCCGGGAACAGCCGCAGCACGCCACTCGCGTCCGACTCCTCGATCTCGACCCCCTCGAAACTCTCGATCGGCGTCTGCCCGATCCGGAAGTCGGACAGCACGACGTCGGACAGGCCGAAATGGAAAATCTGATACAGATACTGATCGTCGCCGACGAATTCTGTGTAGGGCTTGACGGCGAGGTCAGGGAATACACGGTGACTGCCCATGATCACAGGCATTGCCTCGAACGGGCGCGCGCGGTTCGCGCCGCCCGCGAGCGAATAGGTCGGGCTCGGCTCTTCCGCCCCCTGCGCGAACGACAGATTCGGCTTCGGCGGCGGCAGGATCGCGTTGATCAGCAGGTTGCCCGCGATCGAGATCACGCCGCCGAGCAACTGTCCGTAGGTGATGCCCAGGAACGCCACCTGCCCGGCCACCTGGGCGCCCAGCAGCCCGACGGCGAGTGGTTGCGCAAACACCATCACGGCGATCGAGAGGATGGTGCGCAGAGGGTTTTTGCCGCCGCCCCCGCCGCCCTGCACGCGCGCGCGGATGACGATGATGTCACCCTCGCGCGGGCAGGCGCGTGACCAGTCAGAACGCGGGATTAACACATCGTTTAAACGCAGGAATACCGGCTGCGACGCCGGCAACCGGATGCCGACGCGGTCGAGATAGGCCGCGATCGATTCACCCTCGACGAATGCCGCGTACTCCAGCCGCCGCCCGGCTGCCGCGAGCAACGGATGCGGGCAGTACACCAGCGACGGCTGTCCGTCGCCGGTGAGTGACGCGTGATGCGTGATGAGTGACGGGGTTTCCCGCCTCTCGCCTCTCGCCTCTCGCCTCTCCATTATGTCCACCGGTAATACCCCTCGACGCGGTAGCCCAGGCGTTCCAGCTCGCGCACGCGGGTGCGCACGACCTGGCGCGCGTGAGACGCGGCGTGCAGCACCCAGGGCTCGTTCGCGATCACGCAGTAGAGCCCGATATGACACATCCGCGCCCGCGCGATGAGCAGCACGCCATCACCCTCCGTCGGCGCAGCAGTAGGGGCCGCGTAATCGGTCTTGAGCGCATCGATCTGCGCGGCCATCGCCCGCACCTTCCCGCAACCGGTCTCGCCGGCATACCAGCGCTCGGACGGCAGCCGGATGTCCCGGCCAAACACCTCGGCGAGCACGGTGCGCGCGAGATCCGCGCAGTCGAACTCGCCCTCGACGTAAGGGAGCCCCACGTAGCGATCGGACCAGTGCATCAGAACAGCCCCGGAGAGGAGGCGGGGTCGTAGCGCATCGCGATCGCCGGGCGGTTCAGGATATCCTCGTAGCCCAGCTCGCCGGTGATCTGCGCCTGTGTCATCTCGACGTTTCGCATGTCGAGCGTCGCCTCCCACTCGATCACGTCGGGCTGGCTGCGCAGCACCTGCATTACACGCACGGTCGCGCCCTGCGCGCCGCCGGAATTCTCGATCGGCTCGACCAGCTCGCGCCCCACGTTGTCGATCGCGAGCCGCGCGCGCGGCATCTGCCCCTCGATGTCGTCCGGCAGCCAGATCGCGAAGGCAACGCCGACGTAGAGGTTGCCGTTGCTCACGAGGTCCTGCGTGTCGTTCACCACGCGGATCGGGGTGGCCAGCGTCGGATGCGCGATCTCCAGCAGGATGAGCGGCGCCTCGTCGGCGGCGGTCGCGTTTATCCTGCTGCGAAAATGCGCGGAGTAGTTGCGCGGCATCAGCTACTCCAGGCCTCGATCACCAGGGTGATCCGCCAGATACCGAGATGCCGCGAGACTGGTTCCTCCTCGAGTATCTCGCCGCCACGGATGCGCGCCTGCTTCACCCGCCCGTCCACGGGATCGATCCAGTCGAACCACGCTTCGCCCCCGCCCACCTCATCCTCGAGCCACGCATGGAACGCCTGGTAGTCGGCCTTGCTGTCGAGCCACACGGTGACCGGTTGCGCGATCAGCACGCGGCTTTTCACCTTCGAAACCTTCGGCGGGCCGCTCTCTGTCGGCATGGAGACCGCCGCGGGCTGGCGCTCGCGCGCGTACCCCCGCAGGTCGATGCGGGCGTAGGCAGGCCAGGCCGGCATCGTCACCGCCTCCGCAACCCGAAGGTGTTGCCGATCGTCTGGGTGATCGGACCGTTCGCCCGCGCATCGTCGAGCACGATGCGCACCACCGTGCCGTGCACGTCGATGCGCGGCTGCACCTCGGTGGCGGTCTTCGGGCTCCCGCGGTTCACCAGCTCCACGCGTATGGCGCGCGACTCGCTCGCGGGCGTAAGCATGCGCATCTGACCGGGCGTCAGCACGGCCTCGTCATCCCGGATGATCGCCGGGCGCTCGCCCGGCCCGATGCCGGCATGCATCCGCGGCGCGTCGCGAAAGAGCGATGCCGGCACCGCGCGACTCGGCAACGCATCGTAGGCCGGCACGCCGCCGCGATGGGCGATGTTGGCGTTGATCGGCACCGCCATCGGCGCGGCCGGCGCGGCGGCGGCGGGTGCGGGCGCCGCCAGCCCCGGAATGCCGAGCGAGCCCAGGATCTGCGCGATGGCCCGGGAGTAAGGCGCCATCGCGAACTCGACCACCGGACGCAGCACCGTGGTGGCCGCCATGTGCTTCATGCTGTCGAAAAACACCTTCCCGAACGACTTGCCGGCCTCGAAACCACGGAACAGCGAGTCGGTGAGCCCGCGGCGGATGTCGTCCTGCATGCGCTCGTAGCCGCGCCGCTCGTCCTCGAGATGCTTTTGCCTGGCCTCACGCACCCCTTTGTCGTCATACGCGGCGTTGATGCGCTTTCTAAGCGCCTCGTACGCCTCGGCGGTCAGCCACACTTTTTGCTGTTCGAGCTCGGCGAGCGCGACCGCGCGCTCGCGCTCCACGTTCGTGAGACCGATGAGGCTCACCTGGAACTCGAGCTGCTGTGCCTGCCGGCGCATCGACAGGATCGCATTGCGCTCCAGATCGTCGAGCTGCTGGCGCGCGGCGATCTGTTCTTCGATTTGCTTGCCGTACGACTCGGCGAGCGCGAGGCGCTGCTGCTCTGCTACCTGTGCGCCGCGCTGCAGGTCGATCTCCTGCGCCTTTTGCTTGAGCATCGCCTCGCGCTCGGGCGTGATGCGGCGCCGTTGCTCGGCCGTCATGTGCTCCAGGTCGAACCGCAGCTTGTCGAGCGCGGTCGCGTCGCGCTTCAGTTCGATCTCGCGTTCGAGCGCCTTGAGCATCTCGGGATACGGGTCTTGCCCCGGAGATCGCCGCGTGTATTTGGCGTTGATCGCCGCGCGGCCCGCCTCCAGTTGATCGGGCGTCATGCCCCCGGCCGCGTGCAGCGCCTCCAGCCGGCGCAGGTCATCGGCGCGGCGATCTGCGTCCGTGCGGAACTGCCGCAGAAAATCAACGGCGCGATCCTGCACGTTCGCGAGTTGCGCGCGCGCGGTCACGTCGGCGCCCAGATCGATCAGGTTTCCGGCATCCTCCGGAGGGGACACGGCTCGTTGCGCGGCCGGCAGCCGCGCGCGGGCACGGTCGATGCGACGCTGCGCGCCGGCAGCAGCGCGTGCGTCGCCGCGGGCGCGCGCGGCGAGTAAATCATTCTCGGCCCGGAACAGTTCGTCCGTGAGCTCGACAAATGCGCGGGCAGCGCGTTGACTGTCGTCAGCGAGTGCCTTGAGCCGGGTAGAGATGAAATCGAGCGCCCCTCCGACCACGGTCTTCACCGCATCGGTCTGACCCAGCCGTTCCAGGAAATCGTTCCAGTTGTTCTTGAGGTCGGTGGTCGCCCGCCCCAGTCCCTGATGCATCGCCTCGGCGACCCTGTCCAGTCCCTGATCCTTCATCGTCTGGAGGATCAGCGTGATCGCTTCGCCCTGCCGTCCGGTGTCGACCAGGTCCCGGATCATCTCCTTCTGCACGGCGGTGAAGCTCACGCCGGAGCGCGTGAGCGCGGTCAGCCGCTGCTCGGGATCTTCGAGCGCCTTGCCAAGCTGCAGCACGGAACTCTGGAGGTCGGTCCCCAGCACGCGGGACAGGTTCGCCGCGACCTCCATCGCCTCGCCGAAGTGCTCGCGCGTCACTTGGCGAAACGTGAGCATCACCGCCATCGAGCGCTTGACCGTTTCGTCATCGAAACCCAAGCGGCCCTGCATGCTCTCCGCCATCCGGGTGAGCTCGGCTGATGTCAGATTCGCCGTGTTGCCGGTGGCGCGCAGCACGGCCTCCAGCCGGAGCTGCGCCTGCTCGGCTTCCATCCCGGCGCGCACGGCACCCCGCAGACTGCTGACCAGCGCGGCCCCGATCGCGGCGCCGGCCCCGATCGCGGCGAGGCGCACCCGCCCAAGCACCTGCTGATGCCGCTCGTGCTGCTCGATCGCCTGGATGTTCTGCGCGACCTGCTCGCGTTGCGCCCGCGTGAGGTTGTGTTGCGACGCCTCGTAGGCCAGCGTCTGCGAGCGCGTCATGCCGAGCGTCTCGGCCTGCTTCCGGAGCGACGCGACGAACTGATCGGCGGCGGTCTTGGCCTGGGTGTTCGACTGCGCGGCCGCCTGGCCGAGCTGGCGCAACTGCTCCGCCTGCCCGCGGATCTCGCCCGAGACGTTCTGGCCGTCGATCGTGAGGCGGATGCCGAGGACGACGTCACTCATCGCGCGGCTCGTTGAGCAGGGGGAGCGCGGCGCGCTCCATCAGTTGCAGGTCGTCGAATGCGCGGCGGCGGCTGCCGGCGCGCCGCGCGCGCAGCACCACATCGACGCCGGCGTAGTCGAGCCCCGTCACGCCGCCCATCGCCCCTTGGCGCCACTGCGTCTGGCAGGCGAGGAAGAGCTGCAGCGTGCGCACGTTTTCCGGCCATACCGCGAAGAGCGCTTCGTCGCCGTCCTCGAGTGCCTCGCGGATCTCGCCGTCGACACCGAACGCATCGAGATCGTCGGCCGCCTCGTCCGGGCCGCGCCCGCGCTTGCGCGCGCTCTGCCGCGCCCAGTGCCGCGCGGCATCCGCTAGTTTTTTCTGGCGGCCTCACGTCCCTGCATCATCTGGATGTAGGCCGCGGCGAACGCGGCGAGCACGTTCGGGCGCTGCAGCAGCCTGGCCAGCGCCTCGTCGCTGTACGCGATGCTCTGCCCGGCCGCGTCCTGGAACTGGCCATCGCCCCAGCCCCTGACCACGCGCGCGGCCATGTCGGCGTCGGTCCCGCCGCCGGCGTAGATGGCGTCGAACTCGCTGCGGTCCAGATACTCGAACTGGACCATCGCCTCGAATTTGCGCACCTTGCCGCCGTCCTGCGGCTCGCTGATCATCACCGGCCATTCGACGACGCGTTTTTCGGCAACCTTATACATCGTTAAATCCTCTTTGAATGCTGGAAAAAAAGCGGGCCGCCCGGTGAAGGATCGTCCCGCTGAAATGCCCACTTTGATGTTGTTGCCCCCGGTTACCGAGGGGCAGTTGTTGGTGTGAGCTCCTATCCCACGGCCGCGCGCGCGCGCGCGCCGCGAATCTCCCCTCGCCCTCCGGAAGAGGGGTCGGGGGTGAGGGAAAAAACACGCCGCGCGCGCATCACAATGCCTGGATCGCGATCTCGTCGTCGCCGAGGTTCGGCACGAAGCGCGTCGCCAGCGCCAACGCGATCACGGACTCGCGGTTCTCGTAACGCGGCTGCGTCAACTGCACAGCCGGCGCGTGCACATGCACCTGGTTGCCGGCCGTGGTGCCATGCAGCAGGTTGAGCGCGCCGAGATCCACGTTGCGGATGCGGCTGAAGTAGTCCTTCTCCGCGATGGTGGGGTCCTCGATCGTGACCGTGCCGGCCGGCGCGCGGTCGGTGATCTGCACGTCTTCCATGCCGACCAGGTTGCGGTAGATCACCTGGTTCGCCAGGTTGACCTCGAGGCCGTACAGCTTCGCGAAAAAGCCGTGCAGCGTGAACCCGCTCGTGTTCGCGTTGTTGACCGCGACCGGCTTCCTCCACGCGGTAAACACATCGGTCGGCAGCGCGGTGTCGGAGATCGTGCCGACGAGCCCCATGCAGTCGAACCGGTAGAGCGGCAGACTGCGGGCGTTGAGCCTCAATTGCACGCTCGCCCGCGCGCCGAGCATGATGTGGCGCTTGCTGTCCATGTTGAAGTAGACCGTCGCGGCGTCGAAGGCTTCGGAGACCGGCAGGTAGGCGACCTGCGCGTCGATCGAGTAGTTGGTCGTCGCATCCGGCGGCGTGGTCCAGGCCTCGGAGACGGTAGCCACCTTGGTGGTCCCGTTGTAGGCGCTGATCACGCGCGGTTGCCCCGCACCGGTGCCGCCGGTCGGCCGGATGCGCATGCCGCGGTAGGCGCCGTCCGCGGCCGACGCGGTGCCGGCCAGCGTGATGGTGTTCGCGCCGCCGGCGGTTGCGGTGCCGCTGTGCGCAGTCGCGAGCGCGAGCTCGGAAAACCCCGCGGCACGCATGAGCGGCCCCCACGCCGGCGCGACGCCAGGCGTGCCCGAGCCCGCGATCTCGCAGCCGAAGCTGAGACGCGCGTGCCCGGTGACGACGATCTGGTCCTGATGGCCGAGATACGGCCGCACGATGTCGCGGTCTTCATACTCCAGCTCCAGCGGCGTGTACTCGACGTCGCGCGCGGCGATCGCGTTGGCCGCGCCCGTCGGCACGGCGTCCTGCCCATAGACGCTCTCGATCTTGACGAGGAGCGACTTCTTGCGCCAGTAGCGTGTGGCCATCGTTTACTCCTTCAGTCGCCAGCGGCCGCGGCGGCGTGCGGCGTGCGGCGGGGAGGTTTCGGTTTTTCTGGCGCGGAGGGGAGTTCGCCAGCGAGCCGGCTCCCACCATCCAGCGGCGCGCCGGATGCGTCCCGCGGCCGGTTGCCGTCCGGGTGATCGTGCGTGGGCGGCTCGACTTCCTGGAGCTCGCCGGCATCGTTGACGGAGTAAGCTCCCCCGCGTGCGGTCATGTCAGATGCTCCTTAGCAGCAGGCGCGTGGTGTAGTCGTCCTGCCACCACAGCACCAGGTTGTCGAGCTGCAGCATGCGGCCGGCCGCGAACTCGATGGGTTCCAAAGTCTCGCCGTCCGGCGTCCATCCAAGCAGCGCGCCGGCGACCGCCGCGCGCAACGCGCGCAGCTCCACCGCCGCCTGCTCGCCGCGCGGATCGCGCAGGTTCTGCGCCGCGACGATCACGCCGAAGCGTGCGTCCATCAACTGCTCGGTCGCTTGAACCGCCAGCCTGTTCGGCCCGGCGCGGTCCGACAGCGCGACCACGAACGCCGCAGGCAACTGCTTCGCATCCGGCGCCGCCGCCGCGAAGTCCGCGGCGCCCGCCACGCGTTTCAATGCCGGCACCTGGTCCCTGATCCGCGCGATGACCGGCTGCGGATCGAAGAGTGTGACGGCCATCAGTAGTCAACAAGGGTGTCACGGCTGAACACGCGCTCCGGCGCCGCGACCTCCGGGCCTCCCGCAGCCGCCGGCGCCTGGTGCCCGGCATCCGGCCCCAGCGTCGCGGCCCCCGTGGACACGCTCCTCAGCAGCCGCACCGCGGCGTTGTAGCGGTCCTTGACCTGATCGGTCGCGCGATCCTCGTAGAGGAAGTAGCGCGCGATGTCCGCGGCGAGCCGCGTCAGAATCGGCGGCGGCGAGGCGAACGGCAGCACGTAACGCGCCGCCACGTGCGCGTTGATCTCGCGGTCGGCATCGTCCAGCGCCCGGTCGAGCACCGCGTCGTCGATCACGCCCGCGTTGGTGCGATCGGTGAGCTGGATCAGCTCGTCCGCGCCGAAGCGGTCGATCAGGTCCTGTTTCGTGGCGTAGTAGGTCATGCGCGCGCATCACGGCTTACTGCTGCGCGCTCTCGCCCGGCTCTTTGGCCTTCGTGCCCTTCGGGGCGACGGGTGCGATCGCGCCTTGCGCGAGCAGCGGTTTCGCCTGCTTGTCGGTCAGCTCGACCTCGGTGTTTTCGGGCGTGATCTCTTCGGCTGAGAACTTGATCGGCGTAAGCGTCATGAACTTCGGCATCTCGTCTCCTTTGGCTCACCGGGCGGGGGAGACAACCCCGCCCGGCAGCACAGTCCCCAGCAAGTATCCTTAAGCGACCGCGGCGCTGATGAGATACCCGGCGTCCGGCGCGGCCATGACCGGCGAGAGCTCATCGGTCACCGGATACACCCAGCTCTTCGCGTTGCGATCCTGGTAGGGCACCTCGACGATCGGGTAGCCGCCGAGCTGGTAGGTGTAGCCGAAGCTCGGCACGCCCATGTCGGCGAGCGAGCCCAGCTCGGTGAACGCGACCACCACGAACTTGCCCCACACGTCGACCAGGGCGCCCGCGTCGTTTTCGAAGACGGCCTGGCCGACCGCGACGCGATTCACCTCCCACAGCGCGGCGAGCAGGTCGGTGGTGACCACATCGCGCCCGGTGTACTTGATGCGGTCGATGATCGCGGGGTGCGTCTTCAGTTTCGAGAACACTTTCGCGCCCAGGACCACCGTGTTCGGATAGCGGCCGACCTTGGCGCGCACCGCCTCTTTGGCCGTCTCGATGTCGTCGCTCGGCTTGCTCGCGGGGTCCGACCACTGCTGCGCGCCGGCGAGCGTCACCTTGTTCGAGGCGGCGTACTTCGCCGCATCGGTCGCGATGTCGGCCTGCGCCTTCTCGCTGCGCAGCGCGATGATGTTCTGCGTCTTCATGATCGCGACCCGCGCCATGTCGATGCCAGGCACCGCGTTCGCGTCCTGCATGATCTCGAACGGCACCATGCCCTCGAGCGCGTGCTGCTCCAGGGCAAACGGGTCGGAGCTGTAGCCGTACTGCACCCGCTTGGTGTTCGCGCCCGGCGCGCGGCCGGTGGCGTAGAGCCGGAAGTCCTCGCGCGAGAACTTGATGATCTTCCCGCCTCGCTGCTGCACGGGCACGTGCGGGAAGAGCGCGGCGCCCACCATGTCGGCGTTCTTGAAGCCCTGCGCGACCGTGGTGAGGATCGGGTCGATCACGCGTGCCTGGGCAGTGGTCATTTGAGTCATGATGTTCTCCTGGATGTGCGGCTAAGCGGGTTACGCCACGTTCGGGATCAGCAGCACCTCGACGAACTCGTCGGCGCCGCCCGCGGCCTGGAGTGCCAGCGCGACTTTCGCGCCCGCGGTCGCCCAGGTGATGGCCTTGCCGTCGGCGTTGCTCTTTAGCGTCGCGCCGGCGGCGAACGCCGCGCCCGATTGCACGATGGTCGTGCCCAGCACGTCGACCGGGATCACCTGGCCCG